CCAAGTTTTAGGCATAAATTGATAAGCGCCAGCTGCAGCTGAAGTGTTATTAAATACTGTATCTGGATGCTTACTTAAATCGTCAATCATGTTGTATCCAAAACCAGTGTTATATGATTTATCTCCTTTCTTGTAAGTTCCTTCAGCAAATTTTAAAGTAGCTCCTAAAGCTTTCCAACCGGAATTGGAACCAGTAGTATTTGTAAGGCTTGTAGAAGTAGCAGTTTCTGTCGAAGGCTCTGACTTCGTACCATAACCTTCCTTCATACGAGTTTCAATTTCACCTATTTGCTTATTAAGTAACGCTGTCTGATTGTCGTAATAAGGATCATCTAGACCAAGTTCCCGTTGCTTTCGTTTCTCTTGACCAAACAATGCTCCAGCTTCAGTAGCCATTTGTCCAGCAACTGCAAGTGCACCAGCTTTACGTTTAGCAGATTGTAGTTTAGATTTACCGTCAATTTCCATCTTTGCTGCTTTGACATCTGCATCAGCCGTAAGACGTGTGGCAGCCACTTCAGCCTGATTCTTTAAAGTAGCTAGCTTCTCATCTTTACGAATTTCAGCAGCAGTCACAGCTATTTCACCATAGTTAGGTGCGCTTCTACGTGCTGCTAAGAAAGCCCGAAGCGTATCGTCAGCAACCGCCTTTCCAGCCTGTGAGTAATTACCTTGTGCACCGATACCTTGAAACTTGATCATATCGATTAATCATGCGATATGGCTATTCTAACTTTTGTAGAATGTAGGAAATACAATAGGAAATAATGGCTTCAATTGATCCTAAATATTTACCTAAAAATGTAAATGTGCCAACAAAACAAAATCCTAATCCAACGATGGCATCGTCATTGTTGAATGTTTCAGGACCACGGATGACTCAACCTTCTGTCGCACCAACAATTGCTGGTGCTAGTTCTGGTTCTGGCAGCCAAGCATCAACCAATAATAAACCTTCGCAATCTTCTACCGTGGCTACTCCTGCTCCTGCACCGAACACAGGAACACAAACAGGATCATTTGATTTTCAAAAGATCATGGATTCGTTTTATAACTACAAACCAAAAGAAGATGGTGATGCCACTGATATTCAGAAGCAAGCATATCAAGGAAACATGGTTCAATCAATTCTTGATAGCCAACTAGCACAACAGCTAGGCCAGTACAACGCAGGATTGGCTCAAGATAATATGACGCATCAAGCTGATCTTGAGCAACGTAATCAGTCTGGACTAATGGCAGATGAGTTTGCTTATGGAATGGCTGGAATGGACGCACAGTTCCAATACGGAGAAAAAGGACAGCAGAATCAGCATGAACGAGATATCGGAATGCTATCGGCCACTGGTGAAGAACAAAGGCTTAATCTTGCTGCACAAGGCGATCAAGATCGACTCGGTCAAATTGTTAGTGGCGAACAAGACCGTATGACCAACGATCTGAACAATAAATCAGCCGAATCTATTGCATCTGGTAGGTATTCGGCTGATACCACAATTGCATCAACACAAGCTGATGCAAGTAAGTATGGGTCTTCACAAGCTGCTGAAGCTAGTAAGTATGGTGCACAGGCTTCCAAGGATGCAAGTATCTATGGATCTGATGCATCCGAGAGATCTTCCTTTAGAAGTTCAGAAGCAAGTGAAAATGTAGCTGGAACTCAGGCTGGTGCAGAAATGTATGGAGCTGATGCATCTAAAACTGCCAGTATGTATGGATCAGATACCTCTGAAGATATTGCAAAGATTAATGTACAGGGAACGCTTGACAACACTCGCGCAACAGGAGATGAAACCCGCAAGACTATGGGTACTGAGCAGCAATTAAAAGCTAAGGAGCGTGCAAGCATGCACAAGTATGCACGTGGTACTGCGAGGGCTATGTAATGACAACAACTACATCAAAGACAGGTAAGGTCTACTTAAATACAGTCGATCAATGGTTGGATAATATCCCTGCATCCGACAGTGAAGACTTCAAGGAATTTGCTGAGGTAACTCCATCCATCATTGAGATTTGGGTATATTCAGGGATCGTTGGATATGAAGGTACATTCAATGACCTCAGTCGATGGGTCAAAATGAAATATAAGAAGCTAGACCGCCGTGGAATACTTAACAGTGAAATTAGTGCCCTTCACTCCGATATACAAGAACTTAGAATGGCTATTACCTCCGGAGAAATCAAAGGAGATAACGGTGCTGCCAGGCTGGCGGCCTTGGAAAAAGAGTTACGTTCTCACATTGAAGTCTCCGAACGAATCAATAAGTCTACTGATAAACGCGGGCTCGTCTTGGCCGGAGCAGACAGGGTAATGCGTGAGATGACAAGTATTTTCAAAGATGATCCACAATTCTCTGAGCCTATTGAAAATGCTATAAATGCTGTATGGGCAAAAGTCTATAGTGAGGTGAGTAATGCATGATCTAAGTCTGCCAGATCTTCCTGGTTATATTCCAAGTGTTGATATTCAAGAGCTCCGTCGTCAGGAGTATTTAGATAACCGGCTGCCATCGATGCCTGGTGTAAGTATTGAAAGGTACTTTATGACAGATCGGCAAGCAGAAGCAGCAGCATTAGCACAAGCAATAGGAATTGCCTACGAAGAAGATAGACAACGTGCAATTATTATGCGTGCAAAGATGCGTGCTGAAGAACGTATTGCTCAAAGATATGCGGAAGAAGGTTATTAAAAGCTAGACTGATAGAAAAGTATCAGTATGGCAATTGCAAGTTCTTCATTAGCATTTAAACGAGCTGCCTTGATGACAGCTACGAAGGTTACATCTAAACCACCAACACCTGAAGTACTAAGAGCACGCGACGACTTCAAGGATTTTTGTGTATATATGGGTAAAGCTCCAGCACATCACATGTTGGAATGGCATACCGAATTATGCACTGGTGAAGATAGTGAATGCTTGATTGGCATAGGTGGACCTAACACGTCAATCTTGGCACCACGTGGATCTGCAAAAAGTACTGTTCTTGGTTTGTTTGCTGCATGGATGATTGGACGACATACAGCAGCAGGCAAGATGCTGAGAATCCTTTATATCGCATATATGGTTGATATCAGTCGTGCTAAATCTGCAACGATTAAAGGAATACTTACAAGTAATAAGTACAGAGAAATCTTTCCAATGGTGAGATTAAGTAAAATAAAACGTTCGGACGAATATTGGTCAATTGATTATGATTTTGCGGGTATTGATACAGCAGGCGAAGAAGCTTTTACGATTGCGTGTGGTGGTCTCAAAGGTGCAATCACCTCTAAACGATCACAGCTGGTGCTTATTGATGACCCTATCAAATCTGCCGCTTCGATCAACAACCCAGACATTCGCCGTGAGATGGAGCAAACGTGGTCTAACGTTATCGCACCAACGATGTTCCAAGGTGCACGGGCTATCTGTTTGGGAACCCGCTTCCACTTTGACGATGTTCACGCCACACTATTCATTCCAAAACACAACTGGAAACAAATTATTCAGAAAGCTGTCATAACAGACGCTGAAGGTAAACAACGTTCGTATTGGCCAGAGTTCTGGTCTATGAAATATCTAAATGAGAGAAAGGTTGAGAATCGAACTGCGTTTGCATACCAGTATTTAAATACAGCTGTCCGTAATACAGACGTAGGAATCTCACCTGAATTGATCGTTAGAGCTGAAGTACCAGAAGACTACGACTGCCTTGGAGTAGGCATTGACTTGAGTGCTGGTTTGTCAGAGAAAAACGACTGGACAGTCTTCACGCTTGGTGGTATCAAAGAAGGCAAGATCTATTTGATAGATCAAAGGCGTGAGCGAACCATGGGAAACATGGACAAGATGGACACGCTTTGCGAGATGCTTGCTGATTGGAACATCTTGGTTGAAAACGATGAAGGCCAGTTCTTCCCAACTATGTCGCCGTGCATAATCTGGCCTGAAGCTGTTGCATACCAAACATCTTTTGAAGGGGACTTCAAAAGAATCATGCATGAAAATCGTGCTTTATACAATCTGACTGTTTCTCCAGTCAAAGGATTTAAAGGCGACAAACTAGCAAGGTTGAGAGGAGTGCTTGGTTTGTATGAAAACAAAAGAGTTGTTTGGAATAAGTGGAGAAAGTGGAATGTGCTTGAGGAAGAGCTATTAAACTTTGGTCACTCACAACATGATGATGCTGTTGACAGCATGGTGTTAGTCATGGGTGGCTTATTAAGAAGAGGTAGTTTACAAATTGACTACAATAGTGACAGCTTTAGTTTATAAATTGGCATGTCCAAAAAAAGAATGGCCGGAGAAAAGCTAGATGAACGCTTTGGTGAAGGCTTTACTGATCGTGTAAAGCCTGATGGCATGCAAGATCCCACAAAATCTGGTAGGTACAGTAAGAAGGAATTACTTGCTGAATTCCGTGGACGTCCGGACGGTGTGAAGATCGATGAAGGTGAAGGCAACCTTGTAGACAAATACCAAGGTCTCGTTGATTCAGGTACAACCTTTAATAGACAGGCTCAGGATTATCTTGAGGGACATGGTGTTGTGTTCAACCGACCTGAAGAAATTGAAATGGAGGATATGCCTGAAGACGTAATGGATGAGCCTATACAAAGCTTTCAACCAGTTAGTCCTCGCGAAATGCCAACATTCTCTTCAGCACCAATACAGACTATTACTACTAGTCCTTCCATTGATGAAGATGACTTTGCTTCTGGTCTAAGCGATGGTGGGTATAATTTTGACCAGACCATGAATGTAAATCAAGACAATGATATTAATAATATGACTTATGGAAGTAACAATAATATTTCTAATTATCAAGACAACTCGATTGGTAATTATATGAATATTGGGGATGGATTGTATGCCAAGAA